ATGGAGATCTATAACAGTTGGTGAAGAACTGGGTGAATTAAAGTATAAAAATGATTATGCTAAAAGTGTTACTATACATCAGCTCAGAAAACCTCTTGTAGGTTTATCAAAAGCTATTGGTCCGCTTAGAGCAAATATAGGCATAGGTGGAGGAAGTGTTTACAGTGTAGAGTTACGAGAAGCATTTCCTACAACAATGACAGCAATTGAATTAAATAACGAATTAGATGGATTAGTTGAATTATCTGTTCAATTATCTTATACAAACTGGTATAACGCAGAAGCTTCACAAAACTTCTTAAATGCTAGTCTTTCAACACCTCTTGGTAGTGTTGATTTATTATAACTTTATAAGGAAAATGAAATGGGAAAAAAGAGATCGAGAGCTAAGCAAGTATCTAAAGGTGTTACACATCAAAATAGATGCCCACTTGCTAAAGCAAGGCGTAGAGAATGGAATGGGTCAGATGCACAGCATTATGCAAAGTTGCAAGCGTTTATGGCTGGTAAAAATGTAATGTTGACTGTTCCTAATCCTAATAAAAATGAAACGAATAAGAAATTTATTCGAGTGAATGCAAAAGAAGTGTGGAGAAATGCATAATGGCATTACCTAAACTAAACAATGATGCACCATCATACAGTTTAACTGTACCTTCTACTAAAAAGACAATTAACTATCGTCCGTTTTTAGTAAAAGAGCAGCGTAACCTTTTGATTGCACTTGAATCTAAAGATCCCAAAATGGTTTTAAATGCTGTACTAACGTGTATCGAATCTTGTTCTCCAAATATTAATGCATCAAAGCTATCTACCTTTGATGTAGATTATATCTTTACACAAATTCGTGGTAAATCTGTGGGTGAAACAACCAAAATTTTATCTGAATGTACAGAATGTGGGCATGAGCATACTATAAATCTAAATTTAGATGATATTAAAATTGACCATAAACATGTAGATAATATTATTCCTATTACCAAAGATATTAATATTGTAATGAAATATCCTACATATGATGATCTAATGAAAAATGATTCGGTATTTAATGAGGATAAAACTTCGGTTGAATTATTATTTGAAACTATTACTTCATGCATTGAAAGCGTACAAACACAAGACAATAACATTTCATTAAAAGATGAGCCAAAGGCTGAAGTTGAAACTTTTATTAATTCGTTAACAAATGAACAATTAGAAAAGCTTTCTATTTTTGTAGACTCTATGCCAAGTTTAGAACATACTATAGATTATACCTGTCAGTCTTGTGCACATAATAACTCATTAACTCTTAAGGGAATACAAGATTTTTTTTAGTGGCCCTCTCACATGATTCGCTAGAAAACTATTATCGAACAAACTTTACTATGATGCAACATTTTAATTATTCATTGAACGATTTAGAAACTATGATACCCTGGGAGAGGGACATTTATATTATACTACTTAACGATCACATTAAAGAGCAAAACGAAAGACTTGCACAACAATGACAACTTTAGCTGATATTAATCAAACGCTTGCTGCAGTAGTAGATAATACTAATCGTTCTAGTAATAGCCTAGATCGCTTTATTCGTTCTATGGAACAGAAAAGGGGAGATGACCTCGAAGCTGAAAGAGAAAGAAAAGCACAAATAGTATCTGCTAAGACTAGTAATAATAATAGTAGTAGCTCATCAGACGCTGGCAAAAGTGGAAGTGGATTTTCATTACCTACTGCGCTTTTAACTGGTGCTGCATTAAAAGATTTAAGTTTAGGATTAGCAAAAGGATTACTTAAAAGAGGTTTACCCGCTGCATTGGCTACGGCCTTTGCTGACGATATCGGTAAATGGGTTAACAGCAAAACCGGATCAGCTGAATTAGGTGCTGCTGCTGAAAGAGCTACACTAGGTGGTACATTTGGCTTGCTTTTAGGTAAAAAGTTTGGCTTAATAGGCGCAGCTGTAGGTGGATTAGCAACAGAAGAAAATATAAAACAGGCTGAAAATCTAGGTAATGCAATTTTAACAAAAGTTGAGGAAGCTAGGCAAGGCATTAAGAATTGGGCTGAAAGTGAACAAGGAGCAGCGTTTGCGGAAAGGTTTGGTTCAATAGGCGAAAAATTAAGAGATTTTGCTACCAACTTGCCAGCTGCTTCCGAGGTTTTATCTCGTGTGCAAACTGGAGTTGGTGATGGATTAGAAGGATTAACAGGACTAATTGAAGAAGGTACTGATAGTGAAAAATTTCAAGAAAATATGGGAGAAGCGGCCGGTGTTTTAGGCGCTTTTGCATTTTTCTTTAGAGGTCCTATATTTAGAGTTATTAAAAGACTAGCAAAATTTAGAACTATGGCAGCCGGTATTGCTCTTGTTGCTGCATACAAAGCACTGAATGGCGATTTCACTGATGGAGATTTAACTACTGAAGACATAGGTGCAGCTGCCGGAGTAACAACAGCTTTAGCTATAGGCGCAACAAAAGCCGTACAGGCAGTACGAAGAGGTAGAAACAGTGGCGCTCGAACTGGTGCCACAACGACGGCTGCACCACCTCCATCAAATGTAATTGGCAAAGTAGACGGTAAAAATGTTGTTAGATCTAATAGTGGTAAATTAGCCTTTCAAGGCGTAGATGGAAAAGCTACAACAAACGTACTAAGTGAAGCCGAAATTAAAAAATTAAATAAGAGTAAATGGTGGAGTAAATTTCCTAGATTAACTGCATTAAAAGGAATTCCTGGAACTAGTCTATTATTTGCAGCGATTGATAGCGCTATGGCAGCATCAATTATGCTAGATGAAACAAAATCTAGAGAACAAAAAATTAGTGAATTAGGACCACTTATTGGAGGTTCAGTAGGAACCCTTGGATTTGGAGCATTAGGACTTGCTGTAGGAGGACCATTCGGTGCGACTCTTGGTGCACTAGGTGGATACTTTGGAGGTGGATATGTTGGTACTAAATTAGCTGAATATCTTTTAGGTAAAACTAGTGAATCCGACATTATGAAAAGTATAAATGCCGACGTAGAAAATTCTTCTGGGCCTGGAAAAAGAGGTGATCGAAGAAGAAATGGTCAACCGTCTGCTACTGTAAATACTCCTCGAGCTGATAGCGGTGTCGCCGGAGGAGTACAAACTATGACTGCTCAACAAACTGCAATGGCATTTAGATCTGCCGGATCTACAAATATAGGTCAAGTAGGCGATAATAATTCAAATAATACTAATGTAAGCCAATCTCAGCCTCTTGTTGTAAGTCCAGGCGGAGCCATCGACTTTAATGATATGGTAGTCGGGTCACTCGCTCATTAAAATAGAATAAGGGGACCGAAGTCCCCCTATCCGTCTTTAGTCATTGTTGCTCCAACTTTTGTCCGAATCTTATTCAGCGACAAGGCCCACATGGGGTTGGCATACCTTATTCCTATTCATCATTTGCAAGACGTGCAAAGTAGGACATTGTGTCATCATCATCCGTAGATGATACTTGTTCTGCAGTAACAGGTGCTTGTGCAGGAGCTGCGGGAGCAGGAGCCGGCTCATTCATTTGAACGGTCTGTGCCATAGTTGGTGCACCCATTGCAACTGTATCTTCACCCAACACTCGACTTAGTTTTGCTTTGAGGTCATCGTAGCTTTTGTAGTTACTTGGTTCGGTAAACTCACTGAGTGAATGTAGTTGGTTATAGACTTCTTCCAACTTGGATTCTTCTGCATCATAGAGAGCAGATGCGCTTGCAAACTCTGACTTATCATAATTACGATATCCGTCAACCTGACGGATTTTCAATTTAAAGTCTGCACCTTCCCAAAAGTCGAAAGGATTAACAGGCGTTTCATCGGCAAATGATGGCTGCATAACATCCATAATCTTATCAAAGATCTTCTTACCGAATTTATATAGTACTACACGACCTTCATTCTGTGGATTACCAGGATCTTGTACAACGAGAGCATTAACTACATAGTGTAGACGACGCTTTTGTTTACGTGCAGTTTCTTTATCTTCTTCATGTCCAGAATTCCACAGACGAGAATTAAGCTCGCCAACCGGATCTGCTTGACCAATAGAAGTAAGAGAGTTTTCAATGTACCATAGACCAGTTGGACCTTTAAAGCCATGGTCCCAATAACGAACCCATGGAAGATCAGAACCTTCAGATGCTGGAAGAAAACGGAGAACAGCATAACCGTTACCGGCTTTATCTACTGTTGGTTTCCAAATACGTTCATCGTCATATGACTTCTTTTCACCACCACCGGTGGCTTCTGCTGCTTGAACTAATTTGGAGATTTGGTCGCGATTACGCTTTAGATTTGCAAAAGACATTTATATGTTCCTTGTATTGCTGTAGTATTAACTGAAATATATTATACAACATTCATGCGTTGTTGTACACTATTATATATACCCATCATTCGAAAAACGCCGAATCAAGAGTATTACCTTTTGGCAAGAAATTAAGCTGCATTGCCTCAGCTTCAAGTTTATCTTTAATAATTGGTGAGATAAACTTTTTAACATCTTCAGGTTCAATGTTATTCTTATCGCATACATGAAGAATAGCGTCCATGTATGGTATATGAAGTTCATTCACTGTTCCTTCAATGAGTTTAGTAAACTTAGACTTAGTAAGAAATTGTTCCTCTATCATTTATCTAGTGCTTTCAATAGAATTGTATCGTCATTCAGTCTACCGTTTGGTACACTGCTCTTAGTAGTTAGAGTATCCCAAGCAATATGTATTTGTTTTACAGACTTTGTAAGGACTAAAGCTAGAAATTCATTAGGCTTACGAAGCTTGACTGTTCTACTATTAATACTATCGATATTTTTAATCGATGTACCTGAGATTTCAAAACCTCCAACACTTTGAGTAATATACTCTGTAAGCATTCGAGACTTTGTATTGAAAGTATATAGTCTGGTTTTACCGACTATTTGTACAGGATTAATAGAAGCTAATTTAAATTCACTATCTTCCTTCTTGTACTTTACTTTCGAAACTTGTTTGTCCGCAGCTTTAGGCTGTTTGACTCTTGTCTTACGTTGTGCCTTAGCTGCGGACTTAAGCTTGTCAAGATCGAGGAGCATGTCCTGACAAGCTTTTACACGGCGCTTGAGTTCTGGTTTTTTCAAGTGCGAATACCCTTCGACTGCCTGGTCACACCTGGCATGAAGAGCATCATCATAGTCTAGCAACCATCCTTCAATTAGTTGCCTTACTGGCAGAGTAGCCGAGTTAGGCAGGCCGTGCTTTTTAAACAAACTGTAAATATCAATGTCGGTCTTTTCACCTTCCATCCATTGATCTTCTAGATCAAGAAGGTCTTGCATAATAGTTTTGCTAATCTTGTTTTGCAAACGCTGCATTGGAGAAAGAGTAATAACATTCTTTTCAACTTTGTTTTCAAAAGCTTTCTCTTTTACGATAGCTTTGCCAGCATCGATATAACCTTTAAATCGATTAACAAGACTGTCATGCCAATACGTCGATCTTTCATTTACTTCTTGACCTGACGTATACCAGTAACCAGTAGCGCCCATATAAGAGTGACCGAAGTTATAATCTGGATTAGCAAGGATATGCTTTGCATCGGTTTTATTGAATGTAGTACGAATAAATGATTTAGTACATTCAATTGTTTCTTTGCGATCAACTTCGTTTTGAAAGTAATATAGTACACTATCAAAACCTTTTTCGACTGGTGCTGCACCTGCGCCAGTACGGCGGCGTGCACGAATAGTTTTCTTCTTACGTTTTACTAATGGCATTATCGTTGCTCCTCGATAATAAAGTTGGGATCATTTTGAAGAAGTACCCACCGACCGTCAAAACCTTTATGGTCTTTAGGACCTTCAGTTCTAAACTCGCTGCGCAAAAGCATTGCTGGTGAACCTTTGAATGTTCCTAGGTCTTTTATAAGCCAGACTTTACCATGCTGTTGAATACGGTTTTTGCCGTGACGAGTTTTTCCAGTGAGTAGTACTTTTTCCATCATGTATATATTCTATCACAGTTTTACGCAAATGTACACAGTTAATTTCACTTTTTTGAAAATAGTTGGAACCAGGTTAAGCTGGTCAAATGTTAGTGTATGTCTATACATCCAACTTAACCAGGTTTAACGTCTCATCTTTGCTAGTTCTTCTGGGCTTTGTCCTCTGCCCACTGGAACAAGGTTGGACTTATGCATCGTTGCGATTCCAACGATGTAGTCTCCCGAGTACTCTTGTACTTTTCGCTTCCCTTGGATGGCAACAACACGGTCTGACGTTGGGACTGTTGTACTCTGCGTTGAATAGTTCGGAATACAGTTGCCACTTGATTTTTCCTTATGCTTAAGTTGAGAAGGATGTAGACCCATTTTGCGAAGCCATGCATCGTGAGCAGCCTGAGCTTTTGCTTGACCCGGCTTACGGTTAGATTTACGTTTACGAGTTGAAAGCGTGGTCATTCCACGCACAAGATGCATAGTCATTTTATATCCTCACTAGTACCGTGACATTTAGCTTCCATATCTTGAATGCGATAAGAAAGATAGTTAGCCACTGTTTGAAGAAATTCTGCATCATGATCACCGCGAGCAATCATATCTTCAATCTTTCTAATCTCGCCATCAAAGACTCTACATGCCATTATACGATCAGATGACATGTTACTAAAACTGGGCATTATGCCACTACCTTCTCAAAATAATCTGTAAGATCATCTAAATAAACTTCTTCGACAAATTTCGAAAGCTTAGAGAAAGTACCAGTGTACTGCCAAATAGGAAGACCGTTAATTCCTTTAGGATTAACAAGCCGGCCATCAATTCCATAATTACGACAGTCCTGAGCCAAATCAGTTACATCGTAAACATCAAGTTCGATTGTGTAAATGTTTTCCATTAGTTCCACCCATCATTTGATTCATAAGAATTTTGATCGCGAACACGATCACCATAATGCTCATTGAGGTATTTAGAACCATCAGTGTAAGCATTGATGTTGTGCGTATCGTACTCGCTACGCTCTTCTTTAGGTGTAGTGGTATAATCGCGAACTTTGAAGTTGCGCTGCATCTTAGCATTGAAACGATCGGCAGCTTCTTTAATAGCAGCCATACGCTCAGATGTAGTTGAATTCTTAGTGATAATAAATTTAGACATGGAATACTCCTCTTTTCCAATTGTTATATCTATTATACACTATTTTTTAGTAAATGTACACTAAAAAATGCGGGGATTACTGAATCAAATCAATCACATAGATTTTTTTCTTCTTCAGTTTTGTATTGCCACTCATCTGTATGACCTACAGACCATTTAGGCTCTACTTCAACAGCATAATTTTGCGTACATACCTTAAAATCTGGCTGTAAGAGCTTAGACGGAGTAAGACTTGAATCTCTAAAGATAACACGATTGTTTGGTTGAGCAGCAAATTGTCCATTATCTAATTTAATGATATTAAATGATTTGTGCTCGGGATCATGCTCAGAGTAATTGACGTCAAGTACACTTGCATCCGGATGTGCGTTGTCAATAGTAAACATATATTCACCACCGTGCATATTCTTATCTTTACCAAAGAATTCACAGCGAGCTAGAATAGGTTTTTCAATAACAGTTAAATGATAATCGAAACAATCCCAAAGCTGTAATGTATCTAAAGGAAGATTGCCATGCGGGGTTTTCCATACGAACGCCGATAGCGGAAGCTTATCATATAGTGCACCATAATCAGTTAGTAGCGTTTCGAAATAGAGAGCTTTGTATTGTGTAGATTTAACTGATATCCAAACGCCTGGTGTATATTCACCATGCCCTTTTTCTAGATCGTAAAGGTATTCTTTACGAACCATTACATCAATAGGAGGAAGAGGATGAACAAGGAATGACATTATTTTGTATAGATCTCTAAAAGTTTAGCCTCAAATGCCTCAACCCTTTGTACTCGATTAGGCCAAAGAATATATTCTTTTTCAGGATTAGCTTTTAGATTATTAAGAAGAGGTTGTACTGCATTAAATAGTGCATCTAGCTTAAGCTGGGCATCGTTAGCAGTATTGGCTATCACCTCTGCTTCACGAGCTGCATCCTGCACAACTTTTAGTTCAGTTTCATCTACTGCAGTAAAGCCAAAGTCAAAAAAATCAGACACTGATCCAACTCCTACGTTTATTTGCATAGATATTAAACAACCACCATGACAAGAATAGCCAAAAATATTGACCAGTCATAGCTGACTGTGCCATAATCCATGCAAATGGAGAAATAATTATGACATCAGCTAGTGTAACGTTTCCATTCATAGATTTATTTATACTCCAATGGCTGGGATGGAGGGGCTCGAACCCCCGACAAGGTGATTAACAGTCACCTGCTCTACCAACTGAGCTACATCCCAAATGTGGTGCTGCAACACGGACTCGAACCGCGGACCTGCTGATTACAAATCAGCTGCTCTACCAACTGAGCTACTGCAGCTTATGACAAACGATCTCGCGACCTGTTGGTGTAGAGATCACAATCGCAGGTAAATCAGGATTACGATCACGACATTCAATCTGATGCCATCTAAACCCTTCTTCCCTTTGTGCTTCTGTTGTCTTTACGAATTCTGCGTTACCTGCAAACCAAAGTGCAGAAACAAATGCTAATACA